ATCTTTGGCATAACGATGCACCAGTTGTCGGCTCATCTATTAGCAACAACGTTGCAACTTTAGTATTAGCAAATCCAGGTATATTTGTAACTGGTCAATCAATAACAGTAAGTAATTGTGGTGCAACTTATAACGGCACATACACATTAACAGGATCATTCCCAGGTACTACAGTGCCAGCATCTATCGGCACAGCATTCTGGAGTACATACGCATTTAGTTCATACCCTAACGGCTACAGCATTATTCAATACGCAAAGACAGCTAGCGATGATCCATTTCACTTTGTTAAACCATACGGCCGAGCCCTTGGCCCAGAGCATAAAGCACAGGCTTACACTGCGACCCCTGCCATACGAGAGGCTGCGATGATCGTGGCTGTTGACATCTGGCAAAGCCGTCAAGTTAGCCAGACTGGTGGGGTAGGTATGGATGGGATCACTGCAAGCCCATATCGGATGGGTTATCAGCTGATTAACAGAGTGCGTGGTCTCATCCAGCCGTATTCTAGTCCTAACTCACTGGTCGGCTAATGCCAGCTGCAATAACCACACTACGCAGCACACTTGCAACAGACTTAGCAAACGCAGGCGTGTGGTCTGTATTTAGTTTTCCACCGGCAACACTACTAGCTAACAGCGTAGTAGTTACACCTGGTGATCCTTATTTAACACCTAGCAATAATGACTACATAACTATTGCACCTCTAGCAAACTTTAAGATTCTTATGACTACACCAGCATTTGACAATCAAGGCAATCTAGCAGGCATGGAAAACTTTATATTAGCAGTAGTAACTAAATTAGCGGCATCAAGCCTTACACTTAACATATCTAGCATTTCAGCACCTGCCATAGTCAACGCAGCTAGTGGAGACTTGCTAGTATCTGAGATAACAGTATCAATCCTAACGAGTTGGAGTTAATATGAGCTACAAAGGACTAACAGAAGAAGAGCATAACTTTCTGGTCAAAATAGGCCAGATTACCGACCAACCAGCAGCGGTTAAAAAACCAGCGGCTAAGAAAGATGAGGACAACGAATAATGGCAATCTATCTAAGTAATGGCGTTGTTGTCACGCTGAACAGTGTCGCCCTAAGCGATCACGTAACAGCCGTAACAATTAACCGCTCATTTGATGAATTAGAAGTAACAGCTATGGGCGATACAGCTCACAAGTTCGCAAAGGGTCTAGAAGCCAGCACTATTACTATTGACTTCTTAAATGACACAGCAGCAGCTAACGTAAACGCAACACTCCAGGCAGCATGGGGTACTACAGTGCCACTAACAATTAAGCAGACTTCTGCTGTAATTAGTGCAACTAACCCAGAGTATCAAACAACAGTATTGGTAAACAATACTCAGGATGTAAACGGCGCAGTGGGCGACATAAGCACACAGTCAATCACATTTACCTGCCAAAGCCCTATAGTAGTTGACGTAACAGCCTAAGGAGAAGTAATGGCAAAGCTAAAGATAACAAGGGCTAATGGCGAAGTATCTGAACACAAGATTACGCCAGGTGTCGAGTACGCTTTCGAGTTAAAGTATGGCGCAGGAATTAGTAAAGTCCTACGTGACCACGAACGGCAGACCGAGATTTATTACTTGGCGCATGAGTGCTTACGTAGGGCTAACGTAACTGTACCTATATTTGGTTTAGAGTTTATTGACAGTTTAGAAACTGTTGAGGTATTAGACGAAGAAAAAAAATAGTACCGCGTGACTCCATTCTCTATACAGTGGCTGCTTTAAGTGTAGAGACTGGGATCGCGCCTAGTGAGTTTATTAACATGGACTCAGAGATGCTAAAAGCAATAGTGCAGGTGCTTAGCGATAGAGCAAAGGAGATCAAAAATGCCAGCCAACGTAATAGGCGTAGATGATGTCCAAAAGGGTTTAAGTTTCATAGACGAAGATATGTACACACGTATCAAAACTGCCATCTCACCTTTAATGCGACAGGTTGAAGCTACAGCTAAAGGTTATGTACCTAGCAACACTGAAGTATTATCGGGCTGGAGTAAGCCTATATCTTCAGACATAACTTACCGACCATTTCCTAAATACAGCGCGGATAACGTGCGTGGCGGTATTGGTTACAAAGAAGGAAAAAACAGACTATTCAAAAACGGCTTTCAAGTAGAAAATTATGTTTACAATATTAGCGCAGCTGGTCGTATTTATGAGACCGCAGGCAGAGTAAATCCAGAAGGGCGTGCGCCATTTACTTCTATTCATGAAGGTGGCGGAGTAATTGCGTATGAACAAGCAAGAACGGCTAGAAGAAAATCTAGGTCTACACGTTCTTACAATTCAAACAATCCATTCGCAGGTTATCAGTTTGTAACGTCAATGGGGGCACTTACACAACAGCCTAAAATTAAAGGCGTGCGTAGTCCTGGTCGTAAAGGTAAGGGTCGTTTAATCTACAAAGCCTGGGCTAAGGATAGTCCTAAAGTTTACGATGCAATCCTTAAAGCAATCACACAAACAGCTGATTACTTTAATGATTCTACAGAATTAAAGGCGGTGGCATAGTGGCAAATGTAGTCGTCTCGGCCCTCGCTACCTGGAATGGTAAAGCGTTAAAGAAAGCCAAGCAGGATGTAGATGTATTCTCAAAACAAATTAAACAATTTGCTAGGGTATTTGGCGTTGCATTTAGCGCAACAGCACTAGTAGCATTTAGTAAGAAGGCAGTTAAAGCCTTTGCAGAAGATGAAGCAGCAGCCAAATCGTTAGCCTTGCAATTAGAAAACACAGGCAACGCATTTAGAGTAACCGAAGTAGAAGCCTACATAAAAAGTTTAGAAAAAACTTATGCAATACTTACAGATCTACGAGCACCATTCCAAACACTGTTAAACGTTACTGGATCTGTAGATCTCGCACAGCGTTCACTAGAAGCTGCATTAGATATAAGTGCTGGTACAGGTGAAAACTTAGCAACAGTAGTAGGTGCAATAGCCGCAGGTGTAAGAGGGCAAACTAAAGCAATTAACGGACTTAACACTGGCATAGATAAAAACATATTAGCCACTGGCGACATGAATAAAATCATGGCTGAACTAGAGAAAAAGTTTAGTGGTCAGGCAGCAGCTAGACTAGATACATACGCTGGCAAGATGGATGTGCTAAAAAAAGGCGCAGACGAAGCAACTAAATCTATTGGTACAGGCTTAGTAGATGCATTAGTTATATTAAGTAAGGATCAATCAATATCTGGGCTTTCTACAGATTTTGAAAATCTAGGCGATAACATAGCCTTTGCTACTGTTGAGATGGCAAAGTTAATTAGAAAGTTTACTGACCTTGTACAAAATCCTTCATTTAAAGCAGGTTTATTAGCGTTAGCAATTTTAAGTAAAAAACCAGCTGCTGTATTAGGTGCTTTTGGTGTTATAGGTGTAGATGCTATAGGTGGCTTAGCGACTAGTAAACGACCTATAAGCGAAAAAGAAAACTCAGCATTAGCCAGAATTAGAATATTAAATGCTCGCATAGAGGCTAAGTTAGCAGGAGCTAAAAAAGTTGAATACGATTTATTATCAAAGAAAAACGCTATTGAGAATAAAAACGTAGAAGAATTGAAAAAGAAGTTTGACTTAGAACGCATAGGCTTAAACGCAGCCCTAAACAGCGCAACCGATGAAGAAACTAAATTACGCCTAAAAGCACAGTTAGCAATCCTAGACAATAACGAGGCTATGGCTAAGAAGTTACTAGCGGAATTAGAGGCAGCCGAAGCATTAAAGAAATTAGCAGATCAAGCTCGCCTAGCAGGTATGAGCCTTGAGGACTTTGGCATATTTAAGGTTAAATCTTTATCTAATAAAATAGATACATTTATAGAAGAGTTTGCTATATCTGCTATTAGAGAATTAAACGCACGTATAGCAGCTACTATGGCTAAAATAAACGTTGCTATGCCTTCAATGGCTGCAACACCAGCACCTTCATCACCGCTTGCATCTTATACAGTGCCACAAGCTATAGAAAAAGTACAAGAGACAAATTCAAGAATACAAGACTTTCTAAGCGGTTTTCCTGGCTTTAGCACACAAAGATCATCTACACAAGCACCTATGGATATTAGGCTTACTATAGATGGTGGCAGTGACAAGCTAAGTCAGGCTATAGCAGAAAGCATACAGGTAGCAACTAGATCAGGTTATTCAACAGTACCTGCTGGATTTTTAGTATGACCCTACCTGTAATAAACGCTTTAATTAACTTTAGCACTGGACCTAGTTTTGCTCAGGCTATGATATTAGATCAGGGCATACTAGACACAAACATATTATCCGATAGCGCAGCTGTAATTGTAGATGTGTCTAATCAAGTAAACCGCATAGAAACTAACCGAGGGCGTACTGCACTATCAGATCAATTTCAGAC